CTTCCTCATATATCGCTTTTAAAAACTGTGTTCTATTAGGTGCTTTCTTAATAGAAATATAATAAGCTAGTCCTGCGGCTAAACATGGATAGAATCTAAAAGGCACTTCCATAGTATTTTTAAAAGTATCCGCATCATCTATCCTGACTAATCGGTCAAAGATAAGTTGATCGGTACTGTTTTCAGGAGTTGTCCAAACCTTTAAAACTGGAGTTATTTGTCTATCAAGAAAAAACTGTGAAGGTCTGCCCGTACTTGTTTTATCTGGAATATTTAAATACTCATCTCTACTTAATCTTTCAATACCATAATCTGTATTATCTCGTCTTACAACAACAGATAAAATATCAATCGTATCTGCATCTAAATTATAAGACGCTGTGCCTGATATACATGTTACGGTGGTTTGTTTGATTGTCCACTGATTTAGTCCTCGATTTGCCCAATCAGCTAACAATAGATTTAGTGAGCGTTTCGCTGTTTTTAAATCATAACCAGTGCGTACTTCAACCCCACATCTTTCAAAAGCTTCTTCGATGTAGTCTGAAACATCTAGTTCAAAGTTTTTTGATCCTGAAGTTGTCATGGTTTATGCCGTAGTTTTTTTCTTTAACTTACCGTTTTTATCTAAAACACCTCTAGCAATTAACACATCTTTTTTAGTAACTTTATTATCACCGCTTAAGTCTTTTAACTCACCGCCCATTTTCATCTTCTTGACCATTCCACCGCCACGAAGTTTTTTAACCATACCTCCGCCACGCATTTTCTTAGCCATTCCACCTGCACGCATTTTCTTAACTGGACCACCTGCACGCATTTTTTTGACAGCACCACCTGCTTTCATTTTCTTCATCATGCCACCACCACGCATTTTTTTAACCATACCGCCACCACGCATTTTTTTGACAGCACCACCTGACTTCATCATAGCCATTGTTTTACGAGGACTCATTGCCATTTTTTAATCTCCTATAAAATAATTCACGTTTTTGATAAATTTCATCACTATTATATTCATCTTTATAACAGTCATAATACCCTAATTTCTTAATTTTTTCTGCTGATTCTTGTAATTTTGTTAGTCTTTGAACGAAAATAAGACCATATTCTTCTTCAACTAAAGGTTCAAAACTTTCCTCTTCTAAGTTATCGTTCTCATCCCCCTTTGGGTGAAAACCCATTAACCATATATCTTTATCAATAAAAAACCCTTGGGATATGGCATCATTTAATTGTTCTAAATATTCATGGAATTTTTCATAATCATCATATGCAGTATCCACTAAAATAATTAAATCATACCTATCATCAAAGGTAGATATAAGGGTATATAAACACTGATAATCTTTGTCATGCTTGAAAACAATTCCTACTTTGTCTTTATCCCATGCAGCTTGTGCATAAGGACATGCAGGAAGATTATTAAAAGCTTTGTTCTTTTTTTCTAAAACATTTGCTGACCATCTACGAATCTCAGTCTCAATAAGCTTTTCTTGGGGTGTTCCAAAAGGTACGGCTGTCATAAGTATTTTGTCCTTTTTCTTCTGTCGTTCATTACAGCACCACACCCTTTATTCATTCTAGCCACATAACCACCTACACTTAATTTTCTTACCTTAGCTTTTGGAGTATTAGCTACAACAGTTTTACCTTTTCTGCCTTCACGTTTCTTTTTCTTTGCAGTAGACGCTCTTTCAGATTTACTTAAACTTTCAGCCTTTGCTCTAGGTAAACAACGATCTGGATTCTTTTTATCTTTGGAAGTACCACATTTTCCTTTGATATTTCCACTACTATCTATTCTTACCCAATCTTGCTTAAGCCAATCTTTAAGCTGACCCACGTTTTTTCCTTTTGCTTTTTTTAGCGTAGTTAGGGTCTTTACAATACTTTGACGCAGCTAGGTTTGCATACGCTGATGGATAAGTGTCAAAAGTTCTTTTTGCCCAAGCTTTTCCAGAAGGACATATTTTACCTTTTGATTTTGGTTTTGATCGCACCGCACCACCTTTTCCTAATTTAACGACACATTTCATAATATTCTACCTACTATTTCTAAAATTGTACTTGTGTGTGGAGTCATAAATAAAATGACTATAATAGCCATCCATTTAAAATTATTAACTCGTTTGTCTAATTTATCAAAACGTAAATCTAACTTTTCTAAAGTAGTTTGAATCTGCTCATATCTCTTATCGCAAGATGCTTCGTGTTTTTCTAATTGTCTCAAAACTTCTTCAGGAGTCATTTCATCACCATTTTACTTTATTAGCCCAATAAGCTGCTGAACTCTTTCCTTTAGCAATATTTTTACCATGTCTTGCTTTAAAAGATTTACGTTTAGCTTTCATACGAGCTGATTCACCTTTTTTAGGTTTACCCGCAGTACCTGATACTTTCCCAACTTTTTTACCTTGTTGTCCAAAACGAATAATTTTTTCTTTCCCGTCATAACAAGATTTTACTATGTGAGATTTTTTAGGGTGTGAAGGGGTACGCCTTGGCTTATTGCAAGGCATACTCTTTTTATTTACTTTTTTTGCCACTTAATTAAGCAAAGAATACAGTAACACCATCACAAGCAGTTAAATCTAAATATACATCTGTCTCAAACAATATTCCGTTCTCAGGAATATTCAAAGAGTGTACATCGCTTGTGGTGTAAGTTAAGGATAGCTTTGTTGTGCCACTAGAACCACCATCTTTTAAAACTACTGCGGGGGAACCAGAGCCAGAAGTATGTACTACTAACTGTTTTACTCTAGCCCTACCACCAAAAATAGTTCCGTCAGAAGTTCTAGTTACGGCAATTACATCAGATAATGCCATGAGTTACTCCTTATGCAGTTGGTGAATCGGAACTAAGACCGAAAAATTTAAGTGCAACAACGCCACCAGCACCCGCTGTGCCAGAGATTACAACTTCAACTTCATCGGCTGTTTCTGTAGCAGCAGTAGTTGTGCCACCAGACATTCCTAAAACTCCATTACATGGGAAGAAACCTTTAAATCCTGTGCTATTGATTGCAACAGAAATACCGTCAACATATCCATCAGTATCAGCATCTGTACCAATATCAACAAGGTTAACTGCATTAGCTGCAGCACTTGTTACAGTAATAGCAACTCCCATTGGTATAAAATTAGAAGGTATTCCAATAGAAGACTCTTTGTGGTCTGTACCCGAAGAAGCAATAGTAATGCTTGTTGAGTAAGTAGACAAAGTCATATCATTAGTTAATCCACCTGTAGTTGAATTTTTAATGATAGTTTTAAATCCATTTTCAGAACGAACTGGACCGTTAAATGTAGTGTTAGCCATTATATTTCCTTTTGTAGAAGGTTTACCTTTGTTATCTCTACAACGTCTGCTAGGTCAGTTAACAAAGAAAAAAATCCTAGAAAATAGGGGGTTTTTACACCCCCTGATTTGGTTATGCTCCAGCAGTACCAAAAACTGCTCTCCAGTCAGATACACCAAAACTGTATCTTTCTCTAGCTTTAAACCTCATGTTTCCTGTATCAAAATCGCCTTCCATGGCAGTTCTGATAGGAGTTCTTTGGAATAATTTAAAGCCGTTAGGAGCGTCAGTCTTAATGAAGTAAGCGTCTGTGTCAGTCAAGAAGTGGTTTACAACCGCTCCGTCAGGTAACATACCCATTGACTTCATAGCGTTTACATCATTGTCTGCTGTTCCCGGTCTTAGAGTAGAGTTTAAAACTCTTTCAGCAATAAATTGCAACTCTTTAGGAACAATTAATTTTGTTCCTCTAACCGCAATCTTTAGACCTCTTTCGTCTGTAAGACCAGCAATATCAATCAACATTTGCTCAAGTGAAGTTTCATTCAAATCAGCAGCAGTAGATAATTGATTTCTTTGGTTACCAGACAAAGAAGGGTGAGCAGATGAACAAAGAGCAGCACCGTCCCCAACAGGGAAAGTAGTATCAAACGCATTGTTTAAAATTGCTGCAGCTTTAATCTGCTTTGTTTGTGACATTGAACGAGCAAGGGCTTTTGTATATCTAGACGCAAGTCTGTCATACAAGTTATCCTCAATTGCTTCTTCAGTAATACTGAAAGCTAATGCAATTGTCTCGTGTGTATATCTAGAGGTGTAAGTTTCTTGTGCATCGTCAAAAGATATAGCACCACCTTCACCTTTAACAGGTGCGGTACTAAATCCAGAAAGCATTACCTCTTCCTCGAAAGCACGGTCTGAAGACTCTTCATCAAAGATTTCAGCGTGTTCGTTATCATAGCGATCGTACTCAAGTCCAAATAAGGCATTTAGACCCGGCTCCAGCTCTTTCGCTAATTGTGCTCTTGAAATAGCCATAGTTTATCCTTTCCTAAATACCAGTTGAATCTGCTGTAGTCTGTGAATCAGAACTAGAAGCAGGTGAATTAAAGTGGAAGTTAAATCGCACTACAAAGTTAACGCCTGCTGCGTCATAGTCAAGATTAGCTACATCTGTAGTTAATCCGACAATTCTCATAGCAAGAGTTGCTGTTGTAGCGGCTGTACTAATATCTAATTGTCCAGTAGAACGACCGTTACTGGTAGAACCAGAAGTGGCTGTAGCTAAAGAACAGTTAGAAAATACGTCAGCTAGTGCTGTTGCTCTGTTTGTAACAGACTCATCAGCAGCTACCATATATAACTGATTAGGGTTGTCAGCAACAAAAGCTTTGACAGGAAAATTTGTGTCAACGCTTACGTTGTTAGACCCCGGCCAATAATTTTTGAAGACAGTCTTCTTAGAAGCTGAATCCACATACTCAACGCCCATTAGGACACCTAAAAACGGAACAGTACCACCGTTTGCATTACCAACAATATCAATTACACCTGCTGCTAAAGGTATTACAGGTGAATACTGATAAATAGCATTTGTATTGTCATTTGCAATTTCATACTGAGTTACCCCAGTTGAATTTGTTGCACTGCCATTTAGACCTATTGGACGAAGACCAAACGAAGTATCTTGATTTGCCATTTA